ATTCTTCCTTACTCGCGGAGACGATCCCTCTACCTGAACTACGCAGACAAGACACCAAAAATCGTCAGAATTCTATTGATGACATTGACCCGTTTGTCCGTCAAGACTTCCAAATCAAAATGCAAAAACACTTTGAGGAAGGAATGAAACTGTATCAGGAAATGCTTGATGCATCGATTGCAAAGGAATGTGCAAGGTTTGTGCTTCCCCTCGCTGTGCCCACCAAAATCTACATGACCGGTTCAGTCAGGTCATGGATCCATTATATCGATTTGCGTTCTTCTAATGGAACACAGAAGGAGCATATGGATATTGCTCTTGGTGCAAAAAAGATTTTTATTGATCAATTTCCTACATGTGCTGAAGCACTTGAGTGGGTCTAAATAAATTTATATTGAAGATTATTATTTTTTAGAAATGGCAACTTATCCAATAGTACATAAGGAAACTGGTGAACAAAAAGAAGTAAAACTTAGTGTTCATGACTGGCCGCAATGGTGTGAGGACAATCCTGAATGGAAGCGGGATTGGTCAGATCCATCAACTTGCCCTCAACCTGGAGAGGTTGGGGAATGGCGAGATAAACTCGTCGCTAAAAATCCTGGTTGGAATGATGTTTTACATAAAGCATCGAAAGCACCTGGTTCAAGAGTTAAAAAGATTTAAGCACCATGGCAAGAAAAAAAAGAGGGAATGCTGATCAACCGATTGGAGTTGGTTTGACTGCTAAGCAGATGAAAAGAAAAAAACCAATTAATAATGATTTTTTGGTTGATATTGACCCTTTGACAGAGAATCAAAAAAGATTGTTTGATTCATATGCAAATGATAAACATTTAGTTGCATATGGTTGTGCAGGAACAGGAAAGACCTTTATAACCCTCTTTAACGCACTTAAAGATGTATTGAATGAGAATACTCCCTATGAAAGAATTTATCTTGTAAGATCTCTTGTAGCAACCAGAGAGATTGGTTTTCTTCCTGGTTCTCATGAAGATAAGGCGGATATTTATCAAATTCCATATAAAAATATGGTAAAGTATATGTTCCAGATGTCTAGTGATGCAGATTTTGAAATGCTCTATGGCAATTTAAAAGCACAGGAATCAATTAAATTCTGGAGCACATCATTCCTTCGTGGAACTACACTTGATAATGCAATTGTTATTGTTGATGAATTTCAAAACTTGAATTTTCATGAACTTGATAGTATAATTACAAGAGTTGGCGAGAATACCCGCATTTGTTTCTGTGGTGATGCAACTCAATCTGATTTGCAAAAAACTAATGAAAGAAATGGTATTGTTGACTTTATGAGAATTTTGAGAGCAATGCCATCGTTTGATATTATTGAGTTTGGTCTTGATGATATCGTTCGCTCTGGTTTGGTCAAAGAATATATCGTTGCAAAAATGGAGGCAGGGTTTTAATTTATAATGGAATATCGAGTATATTATTGTTCTGATGAATTTGAAGAAACTCAAATAAAACCAGAAGATTTTAAAAATCATAAAGGTTATTCATATTGTAATTGTCCAGTATGGAATCATAGACTTAATAGAACTAACATTGGATATTCTCCATGTAAGTTTTCTATAAGCATTACTGATAATGTGATTCAATACAGAATTGATGACTCTGATGTTAATGAAATTGATTTAAGTCAATTTGATATGGATGATTATTATAGTGATGATTATATTGAATTTTCTGTTAGTGATATCTACAAAGAAAATCCAGTAATTCAATTACTATTTCCAACTGTTTATGTCTGGACAGATTTTGAGACTGATTATATGTGGTTTGAATTCTTAGATCACCCCCTCACGTCAATTAATAATAATTATATTGCCATAGGAGGATGGTTTAATGTTGCGAATCACCCCAGAACAAGTTCTTTAGCAATTCAATTCTGCAAAAAAGATGTTGAGGTTAAATTTGAAAAGAATGAACCTCTATACAGGATGAGATTTTATACAAAAGATATGAATGATAACATATCATTAATTAAAAAATTATCTCATCAAATAAATTTTGAAGGGGAGATGGATTCTATGGAAGATAGGCGAAAAATTCTTCATAATGATCCAAAATTGATGAAAAATGTACTATTTGATAAAGATCTGAGAAAAAAATGCCCACATCATTATAATAAATTTGAAAATGTTTAATCATGTTGATTTGAATCTTCCTCAACTTGAGAGGGAGACTATTGATGGAGTCCGATATTATTCTGTTCCTAACGAAGAAGAACTCTTAAAATTAGTTTCTATTACTTCAGTAACTAGTCATTATAATAAAGAAATCTTTGTTAAATGGCGTAAAAAAGTAGGTGATGAAGAAGCAAATCGTGTCACAAAGGCTGCAACTGGTCGTGGCACTGATATGCATACACTTGTAGAGTATCATCTCAAGAATGAAAAACTTCCAAAAGTTCGTCCTATTTCCGATTTTTTATTTAAGATTTCTAAAGGAACTTTGAAGAACATTGATAATATTCATGCTCTGGAAACTTCCCTATATAGTAAGCAGTTAGGAATTGCTGGAACCGTCGACTGTATTGCAGAATACGAGGGTGAATTAGCAATAATTGACTTTAAGACTTCTAAAAAACCGAAACCAAGAAATTGGATCGAAAATTATTTTGTCCAATGTGCGGCATATGGGTGTATGCTGTACGAAATGACTGGTATTCCAGTCAAAAAATTTGTAATCATTATGGCTTGTGAAAATGGAGAATGCGTCGTCTATGAAGAAAGAGACAAATCAAAGTACATCAAACTTCTCACCGAATACATTAGAAAGTTTGTTACAGATAAATTGGAACTCTATGGAACCGAATAAAGAACTGGAAAAGGCAATTGCAAGTAAATTTCTAACCCCTTCCAAATTTGCTTTAGAGATTGAAAAAATTGTGGCAGAAGAAAAAATCAATTATATTGATGCCATTTGCCATTATTGTGAGGTAAATGGTCTTGAAGTGGATTCTGTAACAAAACTCATTTCAAAACCACTTAAAGAACGTTTAAAGTGGGACGCTATTCGTCTCAACTTTATGAAAAAAACATCTCGTGCTAAACTTCCTATATGATTTCTCGTGATGATTTAATGCATCATCGCCTACAAGCGTGGATGCGTGAAAATAAATGTAATGACCTAGAATATCTAGGATCTTATCCCGATGCCTCTGGTTTAGATCGCCATTGGTATCTTATTGCTGGCGAACATGAAGTCAGCGTTGATTGTATTGAAGGACTTGATTTAGTAGATGCCGAAAGTGACACCATTTGATGCTTATCAACATTATCTCTCATTAAAAAATCATTTTACCAATCCAAAGTATGATTTTTTTAAGTACGGTGCTAAAACCCGTGCAAGTATGACTTCTTTTAATAAAAGAAAGGATAAGTATTGGTTTGAAAAAACCTCAAGAAAATTTAGTGATGAACAAATTGTAAATTTCTTAGTATCCAATTTTGTATCTGTAAGTAATCCCCAAAATCTATGGATTGGAGAAATTATAAATTCTGGCGAAAGGACGTATGCCGAATGGACGAAACGACAACAGAGTTTGACCTACTTGTTCAAAGAACAAAGCGGCGAATTACTATTGGAGAACGAATTGGAAAAACTCTTCAATTGTTCCAAAGGACACCCTATCATACTGAGAAAATTTCTAAGCGGGAAATTATCTCTAGAAACTTTCGTAATCTACAACAAAATTTTCCGTTTTTCAAGAAATTTTGATAATAAGTTAGATGATCCTGTATGGAAAACAGTAAGTTTAAAAATTAACAAATATAGTCCATTCATAAATATTGATATGTTCCGTTACAAAAAAATTCTAAGGGAAATTTTAGATGAGTGAGTTTTTCAAATCCGAAATTATTCGGGAAGAATTGCAAGAAATTAATTCTCTTCAAGAGAAAATTTACGGAAGTATAATTTCTTTTAGTGCAATGAGTACCGAAGAAAAACTGGAACAAATTGAAATATTACAAACGTTGCTAGAAAAGCAACGGGTGATGTATGCTAGACTTGCTCTTTCGGACGACCCACAAGCGGTTGAGATGAAAGAGAACTTACGGAAATCGGTCAAAATGATGGGATTTCCCCCTGAAACCGATATCCAGGTCTTATTCGATTCTATGTCTAAGACCATCAACTCCCTCAAAGAATACATTGACAGTTGAGGGAATATTTGCTATACTACCTAAGTAAATCCAACAAATCCAATTATCCGAGGAAATCCAAATGTCTTTTGCTAATCTCAAAAAGCAATCCAAACTTGGTTCTTTGACTGCTAAACTGGTCAAAGAAGTCGAAAAGATGAATAATACTGGCGGTTCAGGAGATGACCGTCTTTGGAAACTAGAAGTTGATAAGAGTGGCAATGGTTATGCCGTTGTTCGTTTCCTACCTGCCCCAGATGGTGAAGATCTACCTTTTGTGAAACTCTACTCACACGCCTTCCAAAGCACTGGTGGATGGTTCATTGAGAACTCTTTGACCACTCTTGGACAGAAAGATCCTGTTTCCGAATACAACTCTCTGCTGTGGAATAATGGCACCGATGCTGGTAAAGAGCAAGCACGTAAGCAAAAGCGCAAATTGACTTATATTGCTAACATCTATGTTGTAAAGGATCCTACCAATCCTGAGAATGAGGGCAAAGTAATGCTCTACAAGTTTGGTAAGAAGATCTTCGACAAACTCACTGCAGCAATGCAACCTGAGTTTGAGGACGAGGAAGCAATTGATCCATTTGACTTCTGGCAGGGTGCTAACTTCAAACTGAAG